AGATCCACATCCACGTCCTGGCCAGCGTGGAACTCTCCATTCGGGTTCTCAGGGTTGGGAATACCAGGGATGACACCCGAGGAGGTATGGAAGGTGTAGGTGGTTTTATTCATGAGTCGATCATCGATCCTTGCAGACGAAGATGTTGGGCTATGCGTCGCTCGACTCGCTTTGCAAGCTCATCGACCTCAGCATCTGAAAGCGTAGGAGGCACCCGGCTTGCAGCAATAACCTCGCCTTCAATGACTTCCGAAGCTATGTCCACTACCAGTCTTGCTTCATAGATCTCATTGTTGACATCCACTGAGACCAGATCCACTCGTTTGATGTTCGGGATGACCTCATCGGTTTCTGCGTCATAGGCTATTGCCTGGTAAGGCGGGCCGTGAAATTTGATTTTGATGCGTTTTGGTATCATGAAATGACTCCAGGAGGCGTGGGAACGAACCACTCCTGTCGTGTCGTGATTTCCAGGAGATGGCCGCGCAGCCACTGACCGTTGCGGAACACTTTGAGGAAGTGCGAACTGTTGGGCTTGATCTGGCTGTGGTAGACACTGCCGGCACCACCGAGCGTCGCATGGATCTGGAATGGCGCAACAAGGGCATCGCGGACCTGGTAAATCAGGGTTTCCGCCGACGCCGCATTGTCTAGTGAGACCAATGAGAGCAGGAACCAGGTCTGCTCATCGCGGAGCTTTCCTCCAAACGCGAAATGCTGGCTATCGTCCTGGTTTGCGTAGACTTCCAGGCAGGCATTGCCTCCCGCGACCTGGTCGATGACATCTTTGATCTCGCCGAGCTGCACAAGCTTGTAGACGGAGCCTCCGCCAGAATAGGTGAGTGCCTGGCCGTAACTGACGATCGCATTTGCCACGGCTGGCGTGTTGGGTGCATTGACTGGCATGCTACTTTATCCCTGCCCAGGCGTTCTCGACTGCTGCGTCAAGGAGACTGAGCACATCTGACAGGTGAGCATCGAGCGCGGGCTGCAGGTAGGGCTTTGCTGGATTGGTCATCGAACGCCCTAAGCTATCGGTGAGGCCACCCCCACCAAGTTCCTGCCGTCGCCCATAGGGCACGCCAACACCAATGACGATCTCCATGGGGCCTTGATCTTCAACACCAATGGAGGAAGCCAATGCCCCAGTTGGATGATCGAATACGGCCCAGGTGTTGTCCTGGGCTGCCTGGACCAGCAAGTCGCCCGCATTTTTCATAGCCATCTGGACAGACTGAGTAAGTAGGGTCTGGAAACCGTAGAACTGTGCGATCTCCGAAAGCGATGCCTGGTCAAAGGCGATACTGAAAAGGCTCATGGTTATGGTCCTCTTGTTTTGTCAAGCACAAGCTCCAGATGCTCATCGGGGAATGGTTCGGGATCATTGATGACGCGGTATTGCGTGTGTGCATTGGTTTTGGGATCGATGGTGTTGAGGTCGGATAAGAGATCACCCTGGCGAATATCGTAGTTATTGAGTGCGTAGGCTGCATATCTGAAGTAGGGCGCCGCGCCACCATAGTAGGCAGCCTCCTGCTGGCTCATGGTGTCAAGCTGCAGGTACAGGGAAGGAATGGTGGTCGTGCCTGCCCGTGCAACGCTGACAAAGATGTCCCTACTCATATCGTCCTCTTGTAGCGGCGCAAGATATCCTCAGCCTCTTTGACCACTGTCGATCCCTTCGCCGTGTCCCACGAGAGCGAGCGCTTGCCCATTGATTGATGGTTCACGCCGAATGGGTTGACCCATTGCACCAGTTGCTCGGCGAGGTAGAGCGAGGTCGCCATTTTGATGTCGTCGGGGATGACCTGGTAGCCGGCGGTGTAAGTCATCCTCATCAAGCCTTCTCGCAGGATGACCAGGCCGACATTGAAGCGAATCCAGCCCTCTGTGGGCACGATGCTTTCGACAGACATGTCCACAGGGTTGAACTGATTCACAAAGCTAAAGGCGTGCTCCAGGTTGTAGAGCTTGATGATCGGGTAAGACTTCGTAAACACCACGCGGGTCAGCGCTGTCCGAGCAGGCGGCAAGTGAGCCAGTGCAAGCTGCATCGCCTGCGTCTGCAGCGACTCCGTATAGGGATCGCTGGTAGACGATGAGCCTGCCTCGGAGACCTCCATGTAGACGCCCTGCACCGCCTCGCCTGAGCTGTGGCCGAACTGTAATCCCGAGGCCAGTGCCAATGTGCCGGGATACGGCGACATGGAGGAGGTCACCGTCACACCGCCAGGCTGAATGAGCACGGTCTCCTGGTTGCCGCCTCCTGGGTTGAGGACCACCGCCTGCTCTGCCAGATCGTCAAAGGTCAGCGTGGACGCAAGGCTGATGCTCGTCGCGGATGCTGAGGCGTTCGCTGACAGCGTTGTCTGCCCTGGTGCCTGCAGGCGCTTCTGGCAGTAGCGATCGCAGCGCTGCGAGGCGCGAAAGAGCATCTTGTCGAGAACGCCGGCGCCGAGCTGGCTGAGAATGGATTGGACCTGTGGCGAGATGCCGAGCGGCAGTTCTTGCAGCTCGGCGGGGGTCAGGTAGAGGCGCGGCATGACGCTGACCTTCCTTGCAGATTACTGGACGTATCCGTAGATGGTTGCCGCAGCGGCCCCGGTGGTTGCGCCGAGGGCAGGCACGTTGACGGTGATCGCAGTGTTGACTGCCGATGCTGGCAATGGCTGTGGAAACGTGTGAATGAATGTCACCGGATTGTTCGCTGCAGCGCCAACTTCAAAGGTCAATGTGCCGCCTTTGACCCCTGTCACCGTGACGGCACCAGCAGCAGCGCCCGTCCCACCTTGCGTGGTGACGCTGAACCCGGTGATATAGTTCGTTTGCCCAGCGACCGCGGCCAGCGTCGCAGAGTTTGATGTATTCGCAGCAACTGCCGCTGAATTGCTCGTAGCCGTCGGCTGAGCCACAACCACCGCATTGACCACACGTGGTGCATCAGGAACCGGGATCGCATGAGCAGTCACGGTGACAGAGCCAGCAGAATAGCCACTGACACGTGCGCGCACGCTTTGCAAGCCCGCCGTTGAACCTTCGTAGAGGTGGGTCGCGGTGGTTGTGCTGCCGGTCACGTAGGTCGTGATCAGATTGGTGCCCTCCTGCTGCACCTGCAGGGGATCCCAGTTGGTATTGTCCTCGGTGACTTCAAAGTTCACCGTGCCGGTAAATCCGGCCATGTTCACGGTGAAGATCACTGACGCATTGCCGAGCAGCGCCAGCGCCGTACCATTGCCATTGCCCGCCGCTGCGTTTTGCAAGGTACCATTGGCTGAGCTTGATGCGACCTGCTGCACAAGCGAGGGGGCGTACTTCGTGCCGTCGCTTGCTGTTGCGACGGTGCTGGCCTGCTGCGCGACAAATTGCAAGCCAGTGGGATCGTAGACTGATGGGATAGGTTTGTAATTGCCGTCAAGCGGCTGTGCTGGCGTTGCCATTCGTTACTCCCTGATTGCTCGCGCTTTTCGCTGCGCCTTTGCATGTTCCTGCTGTTCGTGGGCCGAGGCGATGTGGTAGCCAAGTTTCTGCATCTCAGCCACGTCGTGATCAACGACATGCTGAGATTGGTGCTCTACCTCGATGAAATGGCCCTGGTGGTAGTAGTGGCGATCATGGTGGGGTTCGCCAGCGATGACGCCTTCGGCGATTGCCACCATGCCATGATCGCGCTCATCATGTTTGAGCAGTACCATCTATGCGGCCCGTACCCTTTCGATCTTCGCGGCAAACGCGGGTGCGCGCAGCGCTAGCGTCTTATCAGCCGTCAGCGCGAATTGGCGCGTCCTGGCATTGATTGGCGCCAGCATCACGGTCTCAATAGGATTGACCTCGGGGCAGACCAGGATCTCGGGGTCGCGGGGGATGAGGAAGATGTCTTCGACGAGCTGCGTCCCGGTTTGCACCCGGGGGAAGGTCACACCATCGCTGGCCGCATTGCTGCCACTAGAGGCAACGGTGAAAGCGATCAGGCTGGAGTTGGTCGCCGGAGTCTGTGGCAGCCCGGTATCTGTCCAGGTGGTCACGGCTGCATCACTGGTATCGTAGGCGGCGACGTAGGCATAGAGACTTTCAGAGCCTGAGCTAGTACCTCTGAACACGCGATAGGCGATAATGTCGATAACATTGCCATAGGCGTCTGTTGGCTGTGGAGTCGTCCAGGTCAGGACAACGTTGTTGCCGGAACCTGCAGGCTGCTGTGAGACTTCCGCAGAGGCGGTGGTTAATCCATATTTGGTCACGGCCTCAACCACATAGTAGTACGTGGTGGATGTTGAGAGGCTGGAGCCCGTGCCAGTATTGCCAGTCGTCGAAACCGTAGTCATGCTGCCCTGGCTGGAGAGGAACGAACTGAGCACGATCGGAATCGAGCGGTACGTCTGGACCTCCATGCCAGCATCGACCGCTGAGTCCGCCACGGGGGCATTGGGATCGCCATAGTCGTCGCGGGTGAAGATCCTGGTCATCCCTTCATTGAATCTCTGTTGCTGCACAAAGAGACCATTCAAGGCGCTTTGCATCTTGGGGGACATGGCAAAAAAGAAGTTGGTCCCAAGTTCGCCAGCATAGACGCCCTTGATGGCGTCGATGGCATTGTCCAGCATCTTGAGCCCAAGTGTCGATGTGGCAGCGTCGATCTTGTTGGCGTTAGCGATCATGAGGTCCACACCGTCCCACTGGGGCCTGAATGTATTCAGGGTCGCCTGAGCAGAGCCAAAGAGGTGCGTGGTCTCTTCCAACCATTCCATGCTCTTTGCCGCACCTGCAAGCTCCAGGTCGATCAATGGGCCATTGACCACGGCGACCTTAGCCGCAAAGGTCGATATATCGATTTGCGACTGGGTGTGCTTGATCGGGAAGGATTTCTGCACATACGTTGAGTTCGTGGCACTCACCGCGCCGGTGCTGCCACTGTTTGGCGGCGCTTCAGTGGTAAACTGCGCTTTGGGTAACGCGGTACGCTGGTTAAAGTAGAAGATGTCGGTGAGCCAGGTTTTGCGGGGGATGGCTCGGTGCAGGGGACCGTACTTGCGCTGAAGCTCGTTGAGGAGACGGTCTATAATCTTTGGCGTCAGCGTGGTGGCGCCGCCGGCCAAA